ACAGAACGCAGCAAAGTTAGCCAAGAAGAAAACAAAGAAGGACTAAAATGTCAGACCCAAGACTAAAGCGAGCAGGAGTATCAGGCTTCAACAAGCCTAAGCGTACACCAAACCACCCCAAGAAGAGTCACGTAGTTGTGGCTAAAGAAGGTAGCAAGGTTAAGACTATTCGCTTTGGTCAACAGGGTGTGACTGGCGATAGACAACCAACTAAACGCCAAGCCTCCTTTAAGGCACGTCACGCAAAGAATATTGCTAAGGGCAAGATGTCTGCTGCATACTGGGCGGATAAAGTTAAATGGTAGCAAAGAAAAAAGCCAAGTCCAAAGTTAATGCTGCTGGTAACTATACCAAGCCTGGCATGCGTGCTTCACTATTCAAGAAGATTAAGGCTGGCTCTAAGGGCGGAGACCCTGGAGAATGGTCTGCTCGTAAAGCACAGTTGCTTGCAGTTCAATATAAGAAGGCAGGCGGAGGCTACAAGTAATGGCACTTGCTAAGTCACAACAGTCACTTAAGAACTGGACTGCACAGAAGTGGAAAACCTCTGATGGTAAGCCATCTAAGGGTAAGAAAAGATATTTACCAGAAGCAGCATGGGCTGCATTAAGTCCTGCAGAAAAAGCAGCAACCAATAAGGCTAAGGCCAAAGGTAATGCTAAAGGTAAGCAGTTCGTGAAACAACCGAAGTCAATAGCAAAGAAGGCTGCGAGGTTTAGATAATGGCAACAGGAGTAGCAGGTAGCACATTTGCTGACGAGTTGAATCGTCTTGCAAATGGTGGAACATACCCAACACCAGACAAATACCAATCTGAGCAAGGTGCAGCAAATAACTATGCTGATACTAGTGGCTTAGGTATTATTGCAGCATTAAATATTAAAGCCGACACAAACCGTCAGCCTAATGATTACAAGATGATGAACGCTATTTGTAATGAATTAGCAGGAACTACTGGACTATCAGCCGTTGTTGCACTAAGGAGCATAGACCTATGACAACTCTAGCACAGATGATTGATGAAGTCCTTATCAACCTTTCAGGTTATACTTACCAACAGGACCGTTCAACATACCTTAAGACTGCAGTCACCACACTCACATCACCAAGTACATCACCTACAATCCTATCTCTTGGAGATACAAGCAACGTAGGTAAAGGTATCCTTGAGATTGATGAAGAGTTAATGTGGGTTGATTCATTCGACCGCGTTGGCAACACAGCAACCGTCTCACCATATGGACGTGGTTATCTAGGCACAGGCGCTGCTACACATGCTGCGGATGCAAAGGTTACTATCTCACCTATCTTCCCACGCTATGTAATCAAAAAGGCAATTAACGATACTATTCGCGCAATGGGTGCTAGCCTGCTTGCTGTTAAGCAAACAACATTTACTTTCAACGCAGCGGTTAACACTTACGAGTTTGAAGATTTAGGTATTGAAAACATTCTAACTATGTCTTGGCAGGATACAGGTCCTTCTAAGGAATGGATTCGTATTCGTCGATGGGACTTCGACCCATTTGCAGATGTTACTACTTGGGGCGCTAACTCACAGACTGTAACCATCTATGACTTTATTACTCCAGGACGTACAGTAAAAGTGATGTATGCTACACCACCAACTGCTATGCAGAATGGTACAGATGTATTTACAACCACTACTGGATTCTCTGAATCAGCAAGAGACATTGTAATCCTCGGTGCATCATATAGATTATTGGCTTACCTTGACCCAGCACGTGCAGGTCAGATTAGCCCACAGGCGGACGAAACAGATGGCAAGCGCCCATACGGTGCAAGTGCATCAGCAACAAAGCAACTTTTTGCTCTTTACTCACAACGTTTGAACGAAGAAATATCAGCAATGCAAAGTCAATACCCGCCACGAATTCATTATACTCGATAGGAATATAAATGACAACACGCAATTACTCCTCTCGCTCGCAGCAAACAACACTAACAAGTGCTGTTACCGCTGGCGCATCAACGTTAGTTGTCCAGTCAGGTGCTGCCCTTCTGGGTGGACAGTCAATTCCTGCGGGTACAACCTTTACGATTGTTGTTGACCCAGATACAGCAATTGAAGAAATTATTGATGCCACTGCGGTATCTACTAATACCTTTACAATAACCCGTGCCATTGATGGCTCATCAGCACAGGCTCACTCGGCTGGTGCAGTTGTCCGTCACATGGCAATCGGTCGTGACTACCGCGAAGCCAATACCCACATCGAGGCTTCTACGGGCGTTCACGGCATCTCAAACTCTTCATCGGTTGTTGGAACCATCGACACACAGACACTGACTAACAAGACTCTAACAGCACCTACAATCACTAACCCTAGCATTTCAGGTGCTGGTGTAGATGCAAGCATTGTCTTTGAAGGCGCAACTGCTGATGCTTATGAGACTACTCTAACAGTAGTCGACCCTACTCAAGACAATACAATCACAATGCCTAACACAACAGGTACAGTGGTAATTGCTACCGCAGTACAGACTCTTACTAACAAGACTTTAACTAGCCCGACTATTTCAGGCTCACCAGTTATTACTGGTCTGTCCTCTGCAGGTATGTCTGCCTCATCTGCTACTCCTAAGGATTATGTAGATAGCATTTTAGGTTCTGCAACTGCAGCAGCCACCTCAGCAGCATCGGCTGCTACTAGTGCTGCATCTGCTGCTACATCTGCAGGAAGCGCAGAAACATCAGCGATTGCCTCAGCAGCCTCCGCAACAACATCAGCGAGTTCTGCAACAGCAGCAGCGACAAGTGCTACCTCAGCATCAGCATCTGCCACAGCAGCGGCAACTAGTGCAACTAGCGCAGCAGCAAGTGCAACTACTGCTGCTAACTCAGTAGCAACAATTGCAGGATACGCAACATCGGCTGCAAACTCTGCTACTGCTGCTGCAACAAGTGCTACTAGTGCTGCTACATCAGCAACATCTTCTGCTAATTCAGCAACCGCTTCTGCTACAAGCGCTACTGCATCTGCTACTTCTGCTACCGCTTCTGCTACATCAGCAAGTGCTGCTGCTACATCAGCATCAAGCGCAGCCACATCTGCAACATCGGCTGCAACATCAGCAACAAGTGCTGCTGCAAGTGCAGCATCTGCTGCTGCAGTATTGACGGGTGCATTCGATGCTAAGGGTGACTTGCTAGTTGGAACAGGCACAAACACCTTTGACCAATTAACAGTTGCTGCAACCAATGGTTATGTTCTAAGTGTTAACAGTGCAACTGCTACAGGACTTGAATGGACTGCAGCAAACCCTGGCGACATTACAGGAGTTACTGCTGGAACTGGATTATCAGGCGGTGGAACATCAGGTGCTGTGACAGTATCTCTTGACACATCATCTGTATATGTAGTTCCTACTCAATCTGGTCAGACTGGCAAGTTCCTAACAACTGATGGTACAAGTTCTTCTTGGGCACCAGTAGATGCACTGCCATCACAGACTGGTAATGCTGGTGAGTTCCTCACAACAGATGGAACAACAGCATCTTGGGCAGTAGTTGCAGGTTCTCTTGCACAACCAACTGAACCAACATCTCCTAATGATGGACAAATCTGGGTAGATACAGATGGCACAGCAATAGGAAATCAAGTTGTTCGCTGGTCTAAAGCAACAGCCAATGGAACTACAACTCTATCTGGTAATGATGATAACTCTATTCCGTTAAGTTATGTTGCTGGCTATGAGCAGGTGTATCAGAATGGTGCGCTGCTTGCCCGTGGTGGAGACTACACAGCAACTAACGGTACAAGCATTGCATTAACTAATGCCTCTGTAACTGGAGATATCTTTGAAGTCTTTGCTTCATTGCCTGTAGCAATCGTTGATGTATACACACAGACTCAAGTTAATGCAGCGTTCGTTCCTGACTCAGTGCTTGATGCAAAGGGTGACCTTATTGTTGCAAGTGCAGCAGATACGCCTGCTAGATTAGCAGTGGGCGCAAATGATTTAGTACTTATGGCAGCCAGTGGTGAGGCAACTGGTCTTAAATGGGGTGGTACTTGGACAAGTTACACACCATCAAATTCGGGTGTGACTATTGGAAATGGAACACAAACTGCGGTTCATTGTAAAATTGGTGACACTGTTTTTGTTTCTTATAAATTTGTTTTAGGTTCTACATCCTCAATACCTGGGGCTGTTACAATTGGTTTACCATCTGTAAATAATACTGTTGTTACTTGTGCAGTAATGATTACGGATACAGGAGCAAGCAACTACACAGGTCTTGGTTTTGGCGACCCTGGACAAGGCAGTGTTACAATTCGACCTAATAAAACAGATGGAACTTATGCTTCGCTAAATGATAGTCTAGGTTCAATGTTTACGTGGACAACAAATGATGCTTTACAATTTTTCCTGACATATAATGAGGTGGCATAATGTTTACATTTAACCCAGATTTTCCAGATGCAACTAACGAACAGAAGTGGGAACAGATTAAGTTATGGCGTAATGCCCAACTTGCTCGCACAGACTGGACTCAGGTAGCAGATTCTCCTGCAGACAAAGCAGCGTGGGCTACATATCGTCAAGCATTGCGTGACCTACCTGCACAAGGTGGCTCAGCAGATGAAGCAGTATTTCCAACAGAACCAGGGAGTAACTAATGGCAACCATCAGTAATACACCAAGACCAGGCTATGTCTGGGACAGCGCAGACAATGTCTGGTATCCAATCGGAGTAGGTGCTCACGGACACACAGCAGATTCTGTTGGCGCTATCGCTAACACATTAGTAGATGCTAAGGGAGACTTACTGACTGCTACTGCATCAGATACTCCAGCACGCCTTGCCGTAGGAACAAATGGATTCTTGTTGCAAGCAGATTCCACCACTGCTACAGGATTAGCATATACGGGTCGTCGTTGGGCTACGCTTGCTAGTGGAAGTCTTAGTGGAACTGAGGTTAGTATTAGTTCATTTTCAAGTGCTTACCAAACTTTAAGACTTGAAATATTAGCACCACAAACTGCAACTAGTTCAGTCCCAGTATCTGTTCGCTTTAATAGCAATACTGGTAATCTTTATGAAGGATGTGCAATTACCTCTCTTGGAACAGGTGTTATAAATTACGCATCAGGGTCTAGAATTTTACCAATGTTTGACCAAGAAAATTGTCCAACTAGCGTAAACACTTATTCAATGTTTATTGAAATAGACAATTATAGCGAAACAATAAGAAAGTTTATTCGTGGAATGTGGAATCAGACTGATAATGTTGTAACTGGTGGTCATTGTTTTAATGCAACAGCAGCCATTACAAGTATTCAAATGCGCCTAGATGGAACGGCTACTTTCAACGGCGGTACTTATGTATTGAGAGGAATCTAATGGGTACAGTAATAGAGCATAATGTAGAGACTGGCGAAATCGTAGAGCGTCCACAAACTGACGCGGAGATTAAGCAAGCAGAGATAGACACGCAATCGCTTGTCGCTGTTGCTGTTAAAAAAATTGAAACAGAACAAGCCAAACAAGCACTGCTTGCCCGCCTTGGTATTACAGCAGAAGAAGCACAATTATTGCTAGGGAGTAACGAGTAATGACCAGAGCCTATAACACAGCCACTACTCAGCAAAACTCTGGTGGTGCAGTACCTCCTTTTACTGTTGGCAAGAATAAGATTATCAATGGTGACTTCCGCATAAATCAAAGAGCCTTTAGTAGCACAACAACTGATAGCGCGTTTGGTTTTGACCGTTGGTTTGCACCAATGAGTGCAGGTTGCACTTATTCCACACAAGCATTTACGCCTGGTACAGCACCCGTAGCAGGTTATAACGGCATCAACTTTGCAAGGTTGCTAACAACTGGACAAAGTGGCGCAAGTGTTTATTCCATTTTAACTCAAAAAATTGAAGATATTAGAACTATTGCAGACCAAACTGTAACTGTTTCTTTCTGGGCTAAAGCGGCGAGTGGAACACCAAAGATTGCTATTGAGTTTTTTAATTATTTTGGAAGTGGTGGAAGTCCATCAGCATCAACTCAAACCTACGCAGGACAGGTGACTCTCTCAACATCTTGGGCAAGATATACAGTAACTGTAACTTTGCCTTCGTTGTCAGGTAAAACGCTAGGCACTGATAATAACTCATCATTAAATTTACAACTATGGGTTTCTGCTGGTACAGATTTTAATTCTCGTACTGGGTCACTTGGTATCCAATCAAATACCTTTGACATTTGGGGCGTTCAATTAGAAGCAGGTTCAATTGCCACTCCATTCCAAACTGCCACTGGAACAATCCAAGGAGAATTAGCCGCTTGTCAAAGGTATTACTATCGTCTTACACCTACCTCAGTTCCAGGTCGTTTGGGGGTTGGCAGCGTTACAAGTTCGACAACTGCGGAAATTATGTTCCCTTTTCCAGTAACAATGCGGACAACACCAACAGCCATCGAACAAAGTGGAACTGCATCAGATTATTCAATTAGATGTATAACCACTAATACTGTTTGTTCTGCTGTTCCTGCTTTAAATAATAATGAACGCGAGTCATCATTTGTAAACTTTACAGTTGCTTCTGGTTTGACAGGTGGACAGGTCGCAATTATGCGACCAGTTAATACGAGTGCTTTTCTAGGTTGGAGTGCTGAACTATGAGATATGAACTACTAACAGAAACAGATGAAGGTGTAAAGGTTTATGCTCGCATAGATGATGACGGGTTATGTCGAGTTACTTGCTTTGAGACTGATAAAGATTATCAGTCTTGGCTAAATCCTAAAGCGGAACAATCCACACCAATTCTACCTGCTTAAAACCTGACGAATTTAATAAGTTATGGTACAATGCAAGTAGGCTAATACTGCCTTAAACATAGGGGACACAATGGCTAAAGTAAATAAGGGAACACTAGCAATTGGCTGGTGTGACAACGGTAACACTGATGGTAAGTTCACAGAAGGTGTCGTTAGTGTAGCATTACAATGTGCTAACAACGGCATCGAACTAACCCACAGTATGCGAGTGCAAGGCAATCAAATTGGCAGACAACGCCAGGTTCTGTTTGACTATTGGGCTGACCAAGTTAAGACTGACTGGCTACTATGGATTGACTCAGATATTGTAATCGACATGGGAGTAGTTACCAAACTATGGGATGCTGCTGACAAGATTGGCAAGCCAGTCGTTAGTGGTACATACTTCATCTCTAAGGAACATGAAGGTACATTGGCTAAGCCATACCCAGCATTGTTCTTTAATGTAGATGAGTTTAGCATCCAACATGTACACCCACTACCACCTAATGAACTTATCAAGGTAGATAGTGCAGGATTCGGATTCGTGCTTATGCACAAGTCAATTATTCCTAAGATGCGTGAAAAGTTTCCAGACCAATCAATGTTTGCTGAGCAAGAGAACATCGGCGACAAGTATGTTGGTGAAGACATTGTCTTCTTCCGTAAGATGCAAGAAGCAGGTGTTCCGCTATACGCACACACTGGTGCATTAGTACGACACATTAAGCGATTCTCGCTTGACGTTGGGTACTACGATATGTACTGGACATTAGATATGATTAAACAAAAGGCAAAAGAAAAACAACAAAACTAAGGAGTCTACGTGGCTGGTCGTGATATTACCGAAGGTCGTGCAACGCGGGCAATTGCTGTCGATGTTGGTGTAGTTGCTACATCTGCTATCTGGCAAAACACTGATGTAGCATATGATGTTGCAGTAGGCGGAATGCCATTCATTTATGCAATCAGCGATGCACGTCCTTATATCCGACAGACTGCACCGTTCCGTAAGGAACAGTTTGACAACCAGACTGAACCAGGTGAGCAATCACTTACGGGATGGTGGATTCGTAGCCAGCAAAGTTTTCATGGCGGGGACGGTATAACATTCTATGACCCAGCAAACACCACATCTAACTCACCTGACCACTATCGCTTTGCCGATAGCAGGGGCATAGATGTATGGACACAGGGTGAAGTAACGCTACTCAATGATGTTACTGACACTCATGAGATTACTGGTGCCGTCACAGGCACAGACCATCAACACCCTAACCAGCATGCACGTTCTATTCAATGGAGCGGTATCAATGGTATTCTGCTTCATGATGAGTACGATGTAGATAAGATTGCTGCTGATGGAACCGTTACCCACTTTATTGATTACAATACAGGAGGTGCTGAACCAGTACGTGCTATCTGTGATGATGGTGTCTTTGCTTATTGGGTATCAAATGCTACTGCAGGTGGAGCAAATAAACTTCACATGTACAAGAAGGCATTGACTGACAATACAACAACCATTCCATCTCCAATGTTTACCGCTACTGGTGTTGTTATTGAAAATGCTACAATGGAGTTTATTAAAGACCGTATTATCCTTTGTGTAAACAACTCTGTCTACGAATTAGCAACAACTGCATCCGCTCTTCCTAGCCCAGTGTATACCAACCCTAATACTAGTTATCATTATACATCCGTTGCTGCCTCTGGCCCTGCTATCTACACCGCTGGTCACTCAGGTATCTATTCAACCATTCAGAAGTATACACTTACAACTGCTGGCGTTATGCCAACACTGACATCTGCTGTTGTCGCAGCAGAACTACCTTCTGGTGAGTTCGTCGAAAAGTTATACTATTATCTAGGTTACATGTGTATCGGAACTAATAAGGGCATACGTATTGCAACTGTGTCTGACCAAGATGGTTCGATTAACTACGGCCCACTTATCTTAGAAACATCACAGCCAGTCTACGACTTTGCTGGTAGAGATAGATTCGTATGGGCTGCAACGGGAGTTGGCGCACTAGACGGCGGACTTACTCGTATTGACCTTGGTTTAGAAATAAGCCCATTACGTTTTGCTTATGCAAACGATGTGTATGTTTCACAAACATCTGAGCATTATACAACAGCATGCGCATTTCTTGGCGTGACCAATCGCATTGCTTTTACAACTGCCTATAAAGTAACTGATGGTGCAGTCTATCTTGAATCAGCAAACCTATACCCATCAGGATACTTAACAACAGGTTACATTAGATACAACACACTAGAGCCTAAGAACTTCAAGCGCCTTGTCGCACGTGGTGATTTCAGTAAGGGTTCCATGACCCTTGAAACAGTTACTGCTGATGGTACTGAGTACGATGTTGTCTCATATGACTCATCTGTACCACCAATCGAGGTAACTACATCTAATCCACAGGAAGCACAGGAGTATTTGGCTTACAAGTTTATCCTATACCGTGATGGTACTGATGCTACTAAGGGACCAATCATGAAGGGCTACCAAGCGAAGGCAACTATCGCTACGCCTAGACAACGAGTAATGAGATTCCCAGTCTATTGTTATGATGTCGAAACAGACAGATATAATGTACAGGCAGGGTATGAGGGACGAGCGTTCGATAGAATTGGCCAACTAGAATCCATTGAAGAAAATGGTGACGTTGTAACTTGGCAGGACTTAACCACAGGTGAGTCACGTCAGGCTGTCATTGAACAAATCTCCTTTACCCGCCTCACACCTCCAGACCGTGGCTTCACGGGCTATGGTGGTGTCATTGATATCACGATTAGGACTGTGTAATGTCTACTGCTCAATGGCTAGGACTAGCCGTATCCGTTTGTACTTTAATTGCTGCATTTGCCACGTCAGTACGTTGGCTAGTCAAGCATTACCTGTATGAACTCAAGCCTAACTCTGGCTCAAGCCTAAAAGATTCAGTCATTCGACTAGAAGAAAAAGTAGAGATACTTTATCAAATGATGCTACAAAAGGGAAGAGATGAACAACGATGAAGCCTGTTGCCAAGAAAGCCACACCTGCCGCTATTGCTGTCCTTCGACAAGCCACAGCGATAGCACCATCGCGTTTGAAAGTCAGCGATGGACTTCTGCCGTCGAAAGCACATCAGGCTCAAAGTCCGAATTCAGACCATAACACAGGGCTAGCAGTTGATTTAACTCACGACCCTAAGCGTGGCATCGACTGTGTTGACATCTTCCAGAAACTTAAGGAAGACAAGCGAGTCAAGTACCTGATTTTCAAGGGAAAGATTTGGTCAGCAGAACGCGCAAGAGAAGGAGACCGCGATTACGACGGCTCCAATAAGCACAATAAGCACTTACATATTTCAATCAATGATGGGGCGGGCAATGATACTTCACCTTGGTTCTGGTGGCTTAATCAGCCTAAGGTAATCAATCAGGTGAAGGCGGTACTAATACCATCGCCAAGTAAGAAAACGTATAAGACCGAAGTTTGCACTTGTTGCAAGGTCCATGCGGCAAACCCCACGCAGTCCTAAGGAGGACTTATGAACACAGAGAAACTAGTTGCAATTGCAGGAACGTATCTACGCGCTGCTATCGCATCAGTGCTAGCAATGTACATCGCAGGAATCACAGACCCTAAGGCATTAGGTTCAGCATTCCTTGCATCCATTGCAGCACCTATTCTAAAGGCACTAGACCCTAAAGAGGCTGCCTTCGGCAAAGGTTCAGAGTAACCATTTAAGGCCCCTAGCAGGGCTATAGACACAAGAAACCCCCTTACCTTAGTAGAAATACTAGGGCGAGGGGGTCTTTTGTTGTTTCTAAAGGTTAACGCTCATACTCTTCTTCGAGTTCTTCAAGCCACAAGGTGTATTGCTTTCCTCGGATTCGAGCCTTGATGTCGTAGTATGCTGCCTCTAAGGCAAAGAATACGATGATACCAACAAACGACCCTAGTGCTGCTTCTAGAAAATTTGACATAGTACTCCTTAGATATAGTTATAGTTATATATTATATACAAGGCCAAAGGCCTTTATATATTTTCTTTATATATCAATTATACATAGGCAATTACCAATCGTTGGATAGCCACGGTCTACCAACTCACGTGTATAATTCTAAATATGTCAATCAAACTAGAAGAATATACTCTACCAGAGCACATGTCGTACTCTGCGTTCACAACCTACTTAACCTGTGGGTATCAGTACTATCTCGGCAGACTCCTCAACAAGGAAGAAGCCCCATCCGTCTGGTCTGTTGGCGGTTCAGCGTTCCACCTAGCGTGTGAAAACTACGATAAGGAGAACGGATGAGCGTACAACAACTATGGGACCAAGCATGGCTTGAGTCCAAAGGTGACATCGACCTAACCAATGCACGTGTTGGTGGTCGTGCCACTAAAGCAAATCCTAACAAGGAAGACGTTACCTTTTGGCAAAACCAAGGACCTAAGTGGGTTGAGGCTTACATCGCATGGCGTAAGCAGAACTCCAACTGGAAGATTTGGACAGCACCAGATGGTAATCAAGGAATCGAACTTGCCCTAACTCCTGTCGTGGCTGGTGTCCCAGTCAAGATGATTATTGACCGCGTGTTTGAGGTCAACGGAGAACTGGTAATTGTCGACTTAAAGACATCACAGAACACACCTACTAGCAGTCTGCAACTTGGCTTCTACAAACTAGGTCTTGAACAGACCTTCGGCATAGAGGTAAAGTGGGGAACATATTACATGTCCCGTGGTAGTAACATCTCTGAGATGGTGGACCTATCCGAGTACACCTACGACAAGATGGAATACCTAATCACGCAATTTGACAACGCACGTAAGAGCGCGATATTCTTACCCAACACAAACAGTTGCCAGTACATGTGTGGACTCACCGAGTACTGCCAATTCTCTATCAAGAAGGATAAATAAATGGCCGAAGACTGGAAGTTACAAGTATCGTACAAGACACCATCAGGTGACATGATTAACGTGCGTGCTCAAACAGCAGACGAACTCAGCGTATTACTAGAGGGAATTGGTGACTACTCTCATCAAGTCGCTTCTGTACAACGTCTGATTGTAGGTGCTTACGGAGCACTCCCTTTAGCGACATCGCCTTCAACGCAAGGCACTCCGCCACCAACTTCATCCGCTCCACCCCAGGCGCAGGCTCCGTCCGCTACGGCTCCAGCAACCCCCGTACAGGGTGGACCGACGTGCCAACACGGACCTCGCAAGTACAAGTCGGGAATCTCGAGCAAGACGGGAAACCCATACGCGATGTGGGTCTGTCCGATGCCTCAGGGCGCGGACCAGTGCAAGCCAGTCAACTAATACCAGAAGAATTTCCATTTTGAATTAACTAGGAAGAGAGCCAAATGAGAACACTAGTACGCTCAGTAGGACGTGCCTCAATTGGAGGGGAACCTCTTCCTAGTTCGTTCAGAGCATTTGAACAGAACAAGATTATCATACGTCGTTCAGAAGTTTCTATGTTTGCAGGAGCACCTGGAGCAGGTAAGTCTACACTAGCATTAGCGCTAGCACTCAAGACCAATGTTCCAACTCTATACATATCTGCGGATACTAATGCACACACTATGGCAATGCGTTTGGCATCAATGATTTCGGGGAAGAGTCAGTCAGATGTAGAGCAGAAACTTAATACTGATGTTGGTTGGACTAAAGCAGTCCTCCAAAAAGGAAGTCATATAATTTGGTCGTTCGAATCCTCACCAACCTTAGAAGACATCGATGAGGAAGTCCAAGCATTTGAGGAGTTGTGGGGATGTAGCCCATCTCTCATTGTCTTGGACAACCTCATGGATGTTGCCACCGATGGTGGCGAAGAGTTCGCATCTATGCGAGCCATTATGAAGGAGTTGAAGTATCTTGCGAGAGCAACTAATGCAGCGATTGTTGTACTACACCACACTTCGGAAGCAGTTCCAGGAAATCCTTGTCAACCGCGAAGTGCTATCCAAGGAAAAGTCTCTCAACTCCCTGCGCTTATATGTACACTTGGAACTGTTGGCACATCAATGGGCGTTGCATCAGTCAAGAATCGCTATGGACGAGCAGACGCGAATGGAACGCTCATGACATGGCTTGCGTTTAACCCAGAATATATGTACATCGATGATATACCAGAGAATGTTTAGGAGAGGTTATGTTAATGGAAAAGACACTAAAGATTATGAAGCAGGAAGCGTACGTTCAGGGATGGCAGGATGCAGCAGATGCAATCACATCTAAGTTTGAGGAATCGCTCCGCGGTTCAATCGAGAATCTAGAACTACCTAACTTTGAGGATAATGATGACAACAAGGAAGAGTCACAAGGCTAGAGGTGCGACGTATGAAACCGACATCCGAGACTGGTTTAGAGCAAATGGATACGACGCTGAAAGACTTGCTCGCACTGGTGCAAGAGATGAGGGAGACGTTGTTGTCCGTAAAGACTTCCTTGGTTCAATTGGCATCATCGAGTGCAAAGCGCCAGGAGCAGGAAATAAGATTGACCTTAGTGGATGGACCAAGGAAGCCCAACTTGAGTCAAAACATTACGCGGAGGCAAGAGGACTTGAAGAGGGCAAAGTACTTCCAGCATTACTGATTAAAGCAAGAGGCAAGTCGATAGCAGATTCGTATCTAGTATTAAGGTTGGGCGATGTATTTGGTGGATGACTTACCAGACATAGTAGCGGTGTTGAAGCACTACGGTGCTAACATCACACGTGCCTCTGGTCAAGTCAACATCAAGTGTCCGTTCCACAATGATAGTCATGCAAGTGCAAGTTTCAATACAAGACAGAATATATTTAATTGCTTCGCGTGTGGTATGCAAGGCAATAGCATTCAAATAATTGCTAAGAAAGAAGGGTGTGATATACGTGAAGCAAAGTCTATCGCAGAAGGAATTACTGGGGAGAGCAACCAGCAAGTACGCGGGAAGTATTCATCTGGCGGAAGATTACCTGGAAAGTCGGGGAATCACAAAGGAAGTAGCGCGTCTGGCGCGATTAGGCGTAGTAGAGGAGCCTGAACCTGGACATGAACAGTACACAGGACGGCTTAGTATCCCGTACATTACCAAGACTGGTGTGGTTGACCTGCGCTTTCGCTCTCTTAACCCTGCCGTTGAACCCAAGTATATGGGTATGGTCGGCGTTGATACTCGTATGTACAACGTACTTGATATTGAAGTCGCAGGCGACTGGATTGGTGTCTGTGAGGGAGAACTTGATACACTCACTATGTCAAAGTTGGTTGGGATTCCATGCGTTGGCGTTCCTGGAGCAAATTCTTGGAAGAAACATTATACAAGATTACTTGCAGACTTCGAGCGCATCTTTGTCTTTGCTGACGGCGATGCCCCAGGAAGAGAGTTTGCAGCAAGCCTATCGCGTGAACTACCAGTTACCACTGTTTCCCTTGGCGATGGGGAAGATGTCAACTCGGCGTACATTAGATACGGTGCTTCCTTCATTAGAGAAAAGATGGGACTAAACGTTGATTGAGATTCCACCATGCGCAGTATGTGGACAACACTTCGATAACATCTTCGAAGCAACCGACCACATGATTGACGACAACGGAGAAGAAGAATTTAATCCTGAGATTGTACTCCCTAATGGGTATCGATTACTAGTTGGTAGCCTGCTACGTCAACTCTTTGATAAGGCTGATGACCCAGAAGAAGTACGCTCTATTGTACAACTAACTTACGGAACATTGTACGCAGCAGAGTCAGACATAGGTCTGATGAAGAAGTTGGTCGAGGATGCAATCATTCACGAACATATGTCTGAGATAGATGATGAATTAAAAGAACTACTAAACGAAGGAGAAGAAGATGGCAAACACTAAGTTCGTTAATGACTTGGGAAATACTACCTCTGAACTGTTCGACTTGCTTCTATCGAAGCATGCAGACTACGGTCCAAAGAACATCAGCGATAGTCCTGGCGGTCCATTAAATGGGCTACGCGTGCGAATGCACGACAAACTAGCGCGAATCAATAACTTAGTCGACACAAACAAAAATCCAGAACACGAATCACTTGAGGATTCTTTCAAGGATATGGCAAACTATGCAATCATCGGGTTGCTAGTACTGAGAGGGCAATGGGATAGCGAATGAAAATCTTCGGACCATACAAAGGCAGCAAGCAAAACGGCGGGAGACCAATCTATGTCTTTAAGCGCAAGAAAAAGGACGGCACTACTACCACTACGTCTTCGAATAAGGCTCGCGTGGATTATGAGAAAGCAACGGGTAAAACCCTCCCGAAAGACTCGGAAGTAG